CACCGTTCACCCGTAAGTAACGGATCGACACTGTGCAGAGTCCACGACGGAAACAGTGTCGCCAACCCCTGATCCTTCTCCACTTCCCACCGTTCAGGGCCGTCGTATAGAAACACTTCGCCGCCCGTGTACTCGCCCGGATCCGACAACTGGATTATCGCAGTGACCTTACGGTTCACATACGACCCGCCCCAATCGGTGTGCGGCTTATAAAAGTCCCCTGGCTGATATCTAATTACTTCCGCATGCGGAAGGATTTCGATATCGAACCCCCATTCGTCGTTACGGCGTTGAATCAACTGCCACAGCGGATGAATCACATCCATCGAATCAACGTAGTAACGGGACGCTGAACGGATATCTGACTGCTCGCCCGTAACCCCTCCGTGTTCCACCGCCGCCGTGTGGGCTTTGCCTTGAAGCGCCACCGATTTGATTTCCTCGCAACGGTCATTGTCTAACAGTTGCTCCGTTAGGAACGTTTTCATGTTCCGCTCCAACGAAACTCTTCTCGCAGTTTCAAAAACCAGCGCCCCAAATCAAACGTGGTTCCCTCCTGGTCGGCGTCAGATAAACGCGCCACCGCCCGCTTCTCCCCCCTTGTCAACCGATCCGACTCGTCGCTATCCAAATCGTGCTTAGCCAACGTGTCCGCTATCCCCACAGCCATGACAGCCATGCGTTGCACAAACCTGGGATGGTCCATTCCTCCAGGGCCGTCGTAATCATTGCGCAACTGGAGAAGATCCGCGGCCAACTCCCAGGTGGTAACAGAAGGTTCTCTTATGCGGCACGCCCGCGCCCACGCTGCCAACGCCGTTTCTTCCCTGAACTCTTCCGACGCGAACCCCAAGTATTCGGCCATGTCGGCAAGTTTCGTTGCCTTCACAATGCGCCTCTGCACCTCATACGGATTCACAGAATCAACCTGATCTTTGATCGTTTCTGCACAAGATGCGTGATTGCCCCAGAAACTGCATCCACCTGATCGTCGTGGCCGCCTTTAGGGAACTGGACGCATTCATCGATCAGCCCCTTGTTCCAGCGGGCTTTCATTAAACGCACATTTCCCATTTCTGCTGCCGAAGAAAACACTCTCGCTCTTTCCACCTTCGTGCCTGTAGATCGCACACCTTTGAAGGCGTAGCCGACGAGGGCCCCGCGGGCGTAGTAGTCGATTGTGTTTACACCCCCAGAACCGGGTTCCTGCTCCATCCAAATTGGGACCCCTGGCCCATCCATTTCTGCCGTTTTGCTCACAATGCGTTCAACCTCTGCTGGGGTTCCACGCATTCTTTGTATATCCAAAATGTAGTAACGCCCATCGGATAGGCCGACTAGCGCCCCAACTGTCCAATCAGGATCCTTGCCTTTCGCCTCCGCTGTGGCAGCAAGATCCCAGAAACGCAATTTTTTGATGTCATCAGGCGGATAATCGAACGTGTCGAACCAGTCCTGTTCAAACATGCCGCCCTTCTCAGTGACCTCCCAGTTGCCTTCGAGAAGGCGGGCACGCTCCACGGCATCCAACTCTTGGAGACTTTCCGTGTACGCCTCCTGATCCAACGACGGATTATCAGAAATGAGGGCAGGCATAAACTTTCTGTCCCCCCCCGAATTGAGAATGAACCTGTCGTACACCCATTCGTTTCCACGCCCGCCAGGGTTCGACGCTGCCCTTACCCTTAGAGGAACATCCGCCAAAGTCATCCCGCAGTCAGGGCACGCCTTCATAGACGCATCGGGGGCTGGTTTACGGACACGAGAAAATCCGACATACAGATACACCCTGTCAGTCGCCCACTGTGTCAACTCGTCAACACCAACGAACTGGTACGCGAACGACTGGAAGTTGTAACGGTCCTCGTCGCGTTCGCAATGCCCCAACGTGAGCGTCGCCCCAGACCGAAACGTCCACCGCTTATTAGTTACGTTGTATTCGGCGACAGTTTTCAGCCACTCAGTAGTGCGGTCAATGAACCCATCAGGTCCAGACAACTGGGGGAACGTCTGGCGAAGAAGAAGGGCGCTGTAACCAGGAACGCAAACGTATTGAAGGGCCGCTATGAGAAGCGTGTCCGTTTTGCCGCCACCGGCAGCGCCACCGAATAGGGCTTCTCTAGTCGTCGTCCACGACAGGAAGGCTTGCTGTTTCGGGTGAGGGGAGTGCGGGAGGGTCAACGAGCACGGCTTCTTCCACTCCATCAATGTCGCCAACTGATTCCTCGTTGTCGTCACTATTTTCCCCATCCCAGGCGTCCAATACGTTTGATGGCAAATCTCCTGCGTCTACGAGTGCCTGTAGAACCTTACGCTGTCTGTCGTCGTCCAACTCGTTCGTGACGTTGATGTGAGCGTTGAGTTGCTGCACGGGCCCGCCTCCTGCTCCCGTGACTTCTAGGCGGGTCGCAGGGTCTGACCACCGTTCAGGGAATGCCTTCGCTAGGAATCGTTCCGCTGCACGCCAATCCCCGTCTGCTGCTTCCGTATACCAGCGGGCCACAAGGGTTGCTTCTGCTTGAGCGCGGGCATCGTCTAACTGGTTTACGAAATCCAGGTACTCCTCCTGCGCCTCCGTGAGCGGTATCCCAGCCGCCTTGTCTTCCCTGGCCGCCTGGCCTCTTTTTTGCCACTCGTAAAACGACCATTTGGAAATACCCGCCGCTTTGTAGGCGGTATCTGCGTAATTGCCTGCCGCTATCAGTTTCAGCATCCGCGTCCGTTTTCTTTCAGGAACCCGGAACCCAGTTTGGGGTTTCCCATCCCACCCGCCGGTCAACTTTCCCGCTTCGTCGGTCACTTGACTGCCACCCATCCAGCAAAGTTCATCCACCGCCAGAAGCAATCGATTTGTTTGAAGCCGCTGCCTTCGAAGCCGCTGCCGTGAAGAAGGTTCTCGTTCCATTTCGCCAGCAAGGGATCGAGGACACCTTCGAGGCTGAGGCGTTTACGTTCGATCTGTTCGTCTGTGTAACCCATCGTCCTCTTGTGGTCGTGATAGATAGCGATCATGTCCTCGTCTAAACGGTTCGTCGCCCCAATCACTTTCTCCACCAAGACGAGTCTCCCGCCTGGGCGGAGAATCCTAACGAATTCGTCTATGACGCGTTGGCGGTGAACAACCGGGGTGAACTGAAGCGTCAATACGCAGAGTACCACATCGAATGATTCGTCTTCGAATGCTAGGTGCTCTCTTAGATCCTGGTACATGAACTCGTACCGGTCGTCGTCTATCAGGCGGGCTCGTTCCAACATTGGTTCCGAAATGTCGATACCGCACAAGTGCTGAATCGTGTGCCCGTTGCGTTTCGCATATTGGTCCAGGCCTATTAGGGCGAGTCCGTTTGAACAACCAGCGTCAAGCACCGAATGAACGCCGACAGGGTCAACGCCGAGAGCCAACGCCGGAACAGCCATTGCATTAACGGATTCTCGCATTTTGCGGTAGTCGGGGATGCTGCGTTCCAGCATGTCGTCAAAGACAGCCGCAACGTCTTCGTTGAACTCCCAATCGTTTTCTGGCATCACCGTGTCGCGCATGAGCGCAGTCTAGGGCAGCAGCGTCTTCCAGGGCTGGGAATCGTCCCGATTGGCGTCTCGGCATTCGACCCCGTTTGCCTTGTACATGGAACGCGAAAACTTGTTGGATTCGATAGCGAAATACAAGGCTGGGTCGTCGCCGTACCTTGGCATGATGAATTCCTTCAAGTACCGGGCTTTTGCTTGGTGGGCTCTGAGGGCCCCCTTGCCTGACGGGTCTTTCCACGGGTTGAAACACACCTCGTTTGGCTGCCACCCAGTAAGGCTCTTGATGCGTTCCATGGTCATGTCTTCGTACATAATCGAGCGGGCTGTGCAAAGAATGACGTACTCGTGCTTGAGGAGACTTACAAGCCAAGACCTGTATTCCTCTACCTCCTGAACGAACTTGGACATCGGTCGGTGTTTCGGCATTTCCTTGAAGTTGCTTGATAGCGCAACATTCAGGTCCTGGAGAATGATTCGCCCAGACGGCCCAAACGCGATGTCGCTTTTGGCTTGTGGCGCGAAAAGGGGCGTGTCCATATCTCTAGTTTAGAGAGCCATTTCGAGTCGGCGGGCGAAGGCATTGAGCGCCTGTTCGGACCTGTCTAGGTTCCCGTCGGGGAACGGAAGATCAAACTCGAACCGGATCGCTTCCGTGAGGGCCACGGGATCAATCGGTTGAGGGCCCCGACAGACGGCTTGCACCAATTGGTTCGGTCTGTACAGGTACGCCTGCACGTCGTAGAAGCCGACGCCCCACAGGTCCCTCCATTCATCCAGCGAGAAATACTTTTGCGCTTTCGGATGCTTCATCAGATCGGATACGACCACGCCCTCTTCATACCCAGCGGAGAATGACGAGTCGAACTGGGTTTCATGATTGGAGATGTTGTCCTTCATCCCCATCGCTGCCGCGTACCGGTCGGCTGTCCTCGATATCGCCCCCGCGTATACGGCTGTCCCAGGGTGCGACAAAGCAGAAACGATTCTGACGATGTGTTGACGGTCCGTGTGAAACGGGACACTGTTAAGAACTGATGCCAGGAAGATGGAGTGGAACTCGGTCCCGTCGGCGACCCGCTCCAGAAACACATCAGTGATATATCGAGCACCGTCTATATCAAACCCTGCGTCCTTGCCTCCCGTGTAATACGGCTCGAACGCTACGCAATCAACACCCATCGTGTCTCTCATGACGAGAGATTTGTCTAGTAGCCCCGCTCCGAAGTCCAAGACCGTGGTCCCGTACCAGCGTTTCCAGGCTTTCACATGCTTTTCGTTGGCCGGATCGAACGTGGACGCTGCCCGCTGCGTCTTGCCGGATCCTGACATGGCTGTTATCAAGTCAGCGCACATGGTTGGCATCAGGAAATTCTGTCGGTTGCTGGCCCGCCGAAACGAGTTGTAGCGAAGAACGTCGGCGTATTTGCCTTCCAGGTCGAAGTCCATTGACAAATGGTTCAGCAGCAGGTTGGCCAATTCGATCTTGTTGTCGTCTACTACAACAGTCTGGACTTCAGGGATGCCGGTCTCTGAGGCGTGCTGGAGCCTTCCCACGCCGTTCACAACCTTTCCTTTGCGGGATACGACTAGTGGAATCGACGTTTTCCCCCAGTGGTAAAGGCTTTCCGCCTGTCGGATTGCGTGAGCGCGGAACTGTTGAATGTTTTTCCCCGCCAACTCCCTCGCATCGTCCGTTCTAAGCCTCATACACGGATACCAGGCGTCAGACCCCACCTCTAAGGCTGGGAGGCCCCTGAGGGCCTCCAGAACGGCGCTGAGGGGCAGCCTCTCAGACAGGCTTTCCCCCGTATCCTGCTTCTCCATGTCATTTGTTGCACGATTGAAGACAATGTTGACGCCGCGACGCCTCTCAATGTCCAAATCCTTCAACACAACTACCGGAACCTGCGTAGCCCCAAGGTCACGCGCCGCATCCAGCCTTTGGTGGCCGGACAGCACCTCCCCCTTGTCCGTGACGTACATCGGCAACAACCAACCCAACTTTTCGAGACTGGCTTTCACCAACTCGAACCGGCCAGGATCAGTGCGCCGAGGATTGTACGGCGCTTTAGACAACGTCTCAATGTCGACCAGCACCGGGTGGACGAACTTGGGCCGTCTCTTCTTCATCGCGTCAGGGAATACGAGTACTGCCATTCCGTGAACGTCGGATGCTCCGCGACCTTCGCCGCCCAGAACGGATCGTCGTACCTGAGCACAGTGTCAAACCGGGACACGAAATACTCAGAGAACCCTGCCTCCACCAGAAGCCAATACGGGGTTCCCGACAGCACCTTCGTTTCATCCTCGTTGAATGTCACGTTCATCTCCGCCCCCCGAAGAGACGGGTCGGCCATCAACTCCTTGACGCGTTCAGCAACTTCCTGATACGTCAAATAGATGTAGCCGCCATCATCTTGCCCAGGGGTCTGTATAAGCGCAGACGCTGACACAGCAACAACGGCCCATAGAAGAAACACTGCGAGCATCACCGCCACCGCGGCGCAAAGACGGGTTATCCAATCCATTGTGACCCTCTCGTCATTTTTTGAACTCGTTATTCCCAGTCGTTGGGTCAGCGACAGATGCCCACACCTGGAACTGTGACGGATCCAACTGAAGCAACTCGCCGATGCGGCGACCTCGTTCATCCTTCGTCAAATACCCGTCAGCCATCAGAGACTGCTCCCAATCCGAGTACTGCTTACCGCATGTCGAAATGGTAGACCCGCCAATCTTGATTGTTGCCACCCGCCGGACATCGCCAGGAGCACCAATCGTTGCTACAGGGTCCCTCTCCTGGGGAAGATCTTTCAACACGTCGTCTATATCTATAGGGGAGAACCCTGTCCCGTCGAGACTGTCCAAATCCATTAGGACCGACGCCAACGCCATGTTGTAGTAGCCAGCCTTGTCGGCGAGACGATTATCAGCCAGCATGATACGCGCCGCCTCTTCGTCGGTTACGTCAACAAACGTGACCGGGATCATGTCCCACCCCAGCGACCTGACTGCCTGCCAAGTGTTATTGCCCTTGAGGATCAGACTGGAAGATTCCTGCACGGCTATTGGGCGATAGATGCCGTTGACCCGCAACGATTCCGCTATCGCCCCGATGTCGCCTTGGCGGGCGTTCTCTGGGTGAGGCTCGACCGAATCGACAGGCACCCACACACAACCATCCAACCCTGAATGTCGGGGGGTTTCACCCGAGATGTGCCCCCAGCGCTTTCCTGCCTTTGTTGGTTTTGCCTCAGGGTCGTC